ACGCAGCCAAGGTCTGCTCTGATGCAGCAGGTGGTCAGGTCAAGCCAGGTATCTTCCGCGTGGCACTCAACACCGCTGCGCTGGAATACGCACAACTTGTTCTCACCCGCTGGGGCAAATAGTCACCTTCAATAAGCCGCTACTGATCATGCCCTACTTCTGATGACTAATGAAACAATCCTCCCTCCACCGCTTCGGTTGGACTGCCCTGGGCATCTGCTTGCTGGCGCTCGCGTTCGACACCGGACGTGACTTCAGCTCTAACAGTTGCACAGAGCTAGCCAAACCTATGACCATTCGCTACTCTAATTGAGCACCTCACTATCTCATGCAAAAAACCATCAAACGTACTCGTACCTACGCCCCTGACGGTCCTATTGGGCGCCGTCTTGCAACGGCGCATGATCTACAGCTACAAGCACAGCGCATCACAGCGGCGCTAACGGCTCATCGCCAGTGGCTGTGCGAAAGGATGCAGCGTCTCGATCTCGATCGCATCGAGCAAGGCGATCTCATTGTCACTCGCAAGGTCCGCCACAAGTGGACTTACACCCCCGAGACAGAAGCCGCCATGGAAGCTTTACGCAAGGTGCAGCTTCGGGAGCAAGCGGAAGGCATTGCAACTGACTCTCCAACGATCTACGTAGCCCTAACCACCAAATGACATCCAACGAGCTTTACAACACATTTGAATCCATGCGTATTTATGGCGGTGGATTCTGCCGACAACTATCTCAAGCTTGGCTAATCGCAGACTTAAACAACCGAGCTCGCATCGAGCGCGCTTTCCCGCACTTGCTCGAGGACTTCGGCCCCGGAAGCGGGCTCTACCGAGAGAGCCCTTAACAAATGCGGCCCGCCGGAGCCGTACCCAATCCGGCAGCTAACTCTCATCTAACTGTCATGCAAAAACACGACAATGTCGTCTCACAGGCCTACGCTTCCAACGGCCTCGGCCCCATGGTTTACGGAAAGTATCGAGACCACGGCTACGCCGTAAACCCTTTAACTGCGCAGCTAGGCACTTTCGTACCCGAGCGTGTGTCAGCCTCCGAAGCTTTCCAGATCACCGGGCTTGATTGGACTGCTGAACGTCGTCCGGTCACCTTTATGGGAGCAGACGGCCCACTTCAATCCCCGGACCACGTAGCAATCGTCCGTAGTGACAACGACGGTTTGCTCGGCATCCACGGCACCGGCTACACCCCTGTGCAGAACAGCGCATTAGTGCATCTACTGGATTACTTGCGCGAAGATGCGCAACTTGAAACCGTCCTATCAATTCGCAAAGGTCGCCGTATTTACGCCACCGCCACCATCAACACCGAGAGTGAAGTAGTCCCTGGTGATCGCGTTCGCCGTTACCTGCACATCTTCAACTCTCACGATGGCTCTAGTGGCTTCGGCGTGTTCTTCAGTGACATCCGACTAGCCTGTGCTAATCAACTCAACTTCTTAACTGGCCGCGCAGCAAGCACAGCCACCGAGGAGGGAGCTGGCCTACGCCGCCGGCATACCAGTAGCGTCACTGAGTTTGCGCATAAGCTGCCACAGCTGATTGACATTGAGCGCCGCACCTTCTCTCAGTCCATTGACGAACTGCGGGACCTTGCAAAGGTGACGCTCACCCCCGAGATAGCCCGACGCGTGCTGGAGCGCACCTATGCCGACAGGCTAGCTGCTCCAATTCGCGACAAGAAAACAGGAGACAAGCGCCCCCGCGAGCTAACAGATCTCCCCGAGATTGGGATGATCCGCAGCCATTACACCGGCAACACCGGTCTTGGAATTAACGACATTCCTGGCATTAGCAACACTGCCTACGCTCTGTTCAATGCGATCACTCAACACGCCACTCATGACACAGGGCGAGCAAAGGATCCCACCGAGCGTGCTCGTGGTCGCCTTGAAGCTCTTTGGGGTGGCGCCGCAGCTAAGCGGATTGACCGAGCTCGTGAGGCTTGTTTAGCCCTCGTATGAGCCCAATTTAGGGGGCCAGCCTTACCGGCCCCCTTAAAGTTAACACACAGCTTTCTAACTATGAAGATTCCCAACACTCCTGAAGAATTGTTTGAATGCCTTAGCGACGAGCATATTTATGAACTTTTTCCCCATTTCGATGCGCTAGAGCCGGCTCAACAGAAAATACTGCAGATCTTTAACACTGAGCTAACCAAAGGTAAGCTATGTGATCACACCTTTTTAAAGGCCCTCGAGATGGTTACAAACCTTTGGGGATACTTTAATCAGGTAGCTAGCCTGCATTATGAAAACCTCCTAGAGGAGGATACCGGTGTAGCAGCAAAGTGGGCTGTCGAGCTTGTAGAGGCCAACCGCGTCAACCAATTTATAGAGGCTTGCATAGCACTCTATGGCGCAGCTCCGGAGTGCATCGAGCAGAACCAGCTTAAAAACATCTACAAGCTCCGTCAGACCGAGTCATGACGCCCTTGTCAGACTAGGTATGCCGGAGCTTACTCGTCGTTGATCGACACCCGGCTTGCTTTTTTATGTCATTTCACGGCGCTGCCGTTGGTTTCGCATGTCATTACCCGGGTTTTCGTTCTATGACTTTTGTAACCCCGAGACAGGTGTAGTGCTTTACCGCACTTATGCCACTACTACTGAAATCCTTAACGCCAATGCAAGACTCCGAGAGTCTGGAATCTACAGCCGCTTCTACCCCGCCTCAACGTTCAACGCACCTCTTTTACACGATCAAAACTAAGGGGGGCTTTGTCTCAGCCAACACTAGCCCTGAGGGACCGCCAATCTCATTGGTACCTAACCCTAATAAAGCCACCCGTTTTACCGAGGAGGTAACAGCCCGCCGTCGCGCCGCTGCTTTAGAGCACATGGGGTGGCGCGATCTGTCCATTTTCCCTTTTGAAATTTCTAATGCCACGCCTAGCTAAAACAGACCGCTACTTGGATTTAATCAAGCGCGCAGAATCTCACTATGAGCGCCAAGGCTTTGTTAAGTGGGCAGATTTAGCCCACGAGATCGGTGTGAGCAGGCAACGCATTTTGCAAATGATGCAACATGCTGTTTGCCAGAATTTGCTTACTGGCGCAGATCTAGATCGGTATCGATCCACATCGTCTCGTTTAGCTGCAGCTCGCTCTAATGAAGAAATGCGGCGCAAACTAAGTAGGCGAACAATCCGAGTGAATTTACTTCCCGACAACTACGCTTGGCTCGAGGAAGTTGTTAGATCGGCCCCTAACGGGACCACAAGAGGTGATCTGATTAACACCGCTCTAAACCACTACCGCAGACACACCAATGCCTGACCATCAAGACAATCTATGGAACTCCATAGCTCACTACTGCAACGAGTTGGCTCCTGTTGTGGGGCCGTTGCTCGCTGCGGTAGGGGCGACAGCCTCTGCACTCGAGCGGGCAGCTTCGCCTTCTCGTAAGGCTTTAAACGTGAGCCATGCCACCGTATCTGTCGAAGCGGAGGAAACTTATGACTGAAGAGCAGGCTTTGTCCCAAGTCGAGATTTTGTTCAACTGGCATCCAGGAATTGCTTTGCTTTTCTTAGAACTAATCGGATACAGTAATGCTCAGGTTAAGTCACTATTCAGACCTAACTATGCCAAACCCGAACTGCCTATCGGCTATTTGCAGGCCCACTTATTAGGTTCTGCTTTAGTAGCTTATGCCACTTATTCAGGCTCTATTATTTCTTACACGGAAGCCCGTATAGCCGAGGCAATTCAATAACCCCTACACAAAGCACATGTGTTTTGACTCACCACATTAATCCACTTAACCTGCTGGATGAGCAGTTTCTAAAACGTGCACGCATGATGTGCACTACAAAAGTGCCCCATGTCAATCGCCAAGCTGCTACGGCGCATTTACGCCGTGGCGGCTACCCCGGCACGCCTTATCACTGTCGCATATGTGGCAGCTGGCATATCACTAAATACAACAAAGCGCAAGCCAAACAATTTGCTAGGCGCTTATCTCGTTTATTGCGTAAGCAACACTAAACATTACTACAGCGAAATGCCATAAGTCAGAGAACACTAACCAAACCTACCTTTATTCATTGTTCTGTCTACCAGGTGACTACATGAAAAAGCCAAAAGCGCTTAAATACATGCGTACATTCCACTTTAAGCGGGAGAATGACTTCAGCATCTTCATTGAAAAACGAGAAGGCACCTATTTCCACATCTGGGGCTCAGGACGGGCCGCCCACGCTCCCGGACGTTACATCGAGAACTCCGAAGCTTTACAAAAGATGGAAGAGCTACGCAATAAGGGCTATAAAGCCCGAGTGGGGACCGTGGATCCACGACGCCACTAAAATCTTCGCTCGTATTTGCGTGGCCACTTATGTCGCTGGTTACATCAGTGGCCGATGGTTACACGCATTAAACAACACATTCACAAGTTTTCTCACAGCCCAATGGATGAAACACCCTCAGTAGAGCCACTTTCGCCTGACACTAGTCGCCGGGAGCGATACTTAAAGGCCCTCGAGATTGCCGAACGCCACGGCAACAAGTTTATGGCACTCAACATCCGCTCTGAGCTTCGTAAACTAGAGTCCGACACGCTCACTTAAGCTGTTGTACTACAAACTGCACTTCTTATCTCTACTAAAAATGAAACCCAAGCTCTCTACTGAGACCCCACTTGACGTTAGTTACGAGGCGGTCAAACGACTTTTAATCGACGCCTATAATAACTATGAAACTAGCTTTAAAGCTAGTGACAGACTTAAAGAATTTTACTGGGATGGATACATTCGTGCACTCCATCACGTTATTGAAATGGAGGGCCAGTGAGATGCGTAAATCTTTTACTAAGGAGCTGAATCAGGCTATGGGGCTACGTCACCGTCTAGGTCTCGCTTTTTTAGCTTTATTCGCTCCCGGACGCTTACTAGTCGCAGCCATGGACGGCGTTTTAGCCGCAGTAAATGATCTCGGGGATGCCGAGCTCAAACGTCTCCTACAGGAGCTCCGCGAATGATGGACCCTTATTTCCAGGTTGAAGTGCTTGCTTGGACATTGGATCCCCAGACACTGATCTGGCAAGCAATGCACCAGGACTACAGCGAGCACTACGTCTTCGACGAGGAGCCTCCAACCGAGACTGACGCAGGCGACCTTGTGATCAGGCACCTATTGAAAGGCGGTCGGGGCCACTACGGCCCCTTGGAACACCCCAGCATCTCTTTTGCTGTTGGGGGCTTCCCTCATTCAGTGATGCAACAAGCGCGTACGCATCGTGTTGGCGTGAGCTTTGATGTTCAATCTATGCGCTACACAGGCCAGCGCATTTGCGCTGTGGCTCAGGGGCAGCTCCCCCTCGAGGCAGCTTTTTATCTTCGCCCTGTCGGTGAATACACCAACCGGCAAGGCAAAAAATATTCCTATACCAAGTACCTGCGCGATTGCGATTTAATTGCCTGCCGTAACGCTGCCACCAGGTATGCAAACCAAATAAGCGCAGGCATGTCAGAAGAACACGCAAGGGGAACCTTGCCTTTTGACTATCGCCAGAACTTTGTAGTCAGCTTTTCACTGCGCGCTTTGATGCACTTCTTAGATCTTCGCGCCAAAGCTGACGCACAAGCTGAGATACACACAATGTGCGAGTTACTCATGCCTCAGTTCCAAGCTTGGACACCAGCCCTTGCAGCTTGGTACAGCACCACTCGGTGGGGCAAAGCCCGGTTAGCACCGTGAAAGTAGTAAAGCTGGATCCATGCCCCGAGTGTGTGAAAGCTCGTACTCGTGTTGTGAGTACGCGAACACTGCGTAACGGCACTAGAAAGCGGTGGTTACGCTGCCCCGAGTGCGGCTTCCGTTGGGCGGCTGTTTCAGGCCCTTTACCGTCACCGAAGGCGAAGCCTTTTTTCAGTCGACGCGGTCTTTCCGAGCTCGACATAAAACATATTCTCCTTTCTAGTGAAAGCCCCAAAAAATTAGCTTTACGCTATAAGTGCAGCCGCCAATCCATATCAAGCATTCTTTTAGGGCACACTTTCCCTGAACTACACCCGGATATTCCCCGGCGCGTGCCATCTCGGTCTAAGCCTCGTGTCTTAAGCGGCCCTGCTTGCACATGTTGCATTCATTGGAGCAAAGAAAGCTGCACTTTTGACTTCCCTGAAGCAGCCACAGACCTTATGTTCGCTAAAGACTGTCATTTGTACCAAGAGACCTAGCATGAAATCACCCCGAGTTCAACAACGGCTCGAAAGAGGCTCAGGGTATATCGAAGTTCTCGAGCCCGAGGGGCAAGAGCTGTATTACCGCAGTTGCGCCCGAGGCATGTGTCGCTATTCGAGTGATCTGTGGCAAGCCGAGATTTACCTCGCACAAATGCTCCGTGATTAAAGTCCCGAACTTCAAAGTACCTAGTACTTCTATCCGTTAGTCTGAAGCTATCGGAACTCAAACGAGCGCTATGGTTGATCGTGTTTACGGCTCTGATGGCCTTACTGAACGGCAACGTATTGCTGCCAACTATCTTGCACGCGGGACTACCATTCGCGAGACTGCGCGGAAAATCGGTGTAAGCGAAAAATCGATTTATACCTGGCGGCAACGTTCTGCTGTGCAGCAAGCCATTGCTCGGATACAACAAGACATGCTTTCCGAGACTGGTGGCATGAACATCAGCACGATTCCTGATGCCATTAATGTGCTCGATAGCATTATTAACGACGATGGTGCCCGCGCTGCTGATCGCATTGCTGCAGCACGCACCCTTATGAGTGGGGCACAGGCTTATCAAGAGCGCCGTGTGTTGGAACGGCAGATCCAAGATTTGGAGCGTCAACTTCTACGCCTTACGTCTTACAGCGACCCCGAAGCTGAGGAAGCTTCTACGTCGGACAACGCAGATGCCACAGACACCGAAGACTTCGAGGACACGGACATCTGATGGCGTCTGTATCTGCCCTTCGCAAGCGCGTAGAGCGGCTTCAAGCCGAGCTGGAACGTCGCAAAGCCCGCGCTAACACCTACGAATCGCCGACCCCTTCAAAGCTACCCACAGTTGAAAACTGGCCAGATTTTGCACGCCTCACTTGGATTCGCACGAGTGGGACCGTGGCCCCCTTTAATCCTTATCCATATCAAGAAGACCTAGTCCAAGCGATTAACGCCGCACCCAACATCCTGGTCAACAAATCAAGGCAGACCGGAGTCTCCGAGACTGTATGTAACTACCTACTTTGTCGCGCACAAACGGAACGTGGCTTCGCTGCAGTTATCTTCAGCAAAACACAGCAGGACGCTTCCGAGTTAGGCCGCCGTGTGCGTGCGATGGCCAACAGTTTGCGGGGTGAGACTATCCGCTATCTCACTGACAGCACTACACAGCTGGCGTTTGAGGGTCGAGGAACGCTGTACTTCTTGCCCGCGTCACCTCGCGCCGCTCGTGGTATCCCCAGCTGTTCTGTACTTTTCATGGATGAGGCGGCGTTCCTCGACGGCGCTGCCGAGATTTATCGCGGTGCGATGCCTACGCTTTCGATGGTGGGCGACGACGCCAAAGTAATCGTGGTGTCCACCCCAGACACCGAACTCGACTGGTTTGGCCAGCTTTGGCACTCTGACGAGGGTGACTGGCGCAAGGTCGAGATTCACTACAGCCAGCACCCTATCTACGGCGCCGACCCCGAGTGGGCGCGTAAGACCCGTGAGTCCCGCCGCATGACCCTAGCGGCGTGGAACTCCGAGTATGAACTGCAGTTCGGCGCGACTGACACGCAGGTCTATCCCAATGATTTGATAAATCAAGCGGCTAGGGGTCATTGGCACGAGTGCGGCTCAATAAATCGCAGTTACGTCATCGGTATTGACCCTAACGCTGGAGGCGCTGACTACTTTGTAGCTGTTGTCTTGGACATAACGACCTATCCTTACGAAGTTGTTGGTATGTATCGCGAAAACGGTAAAAGTACTGACTACAGCTTAAAACACGTAAAAACGCTTATCGAAGACTATCTACCCCAGCGTGTTGTCGTCGAGAAACAGGCTATGGGGTCTGTTATTGCGGAAGCGCTTCAGCAAGTCTTACCTCAATACGCAATCGAGACTTTTAATACAAGTCGTTCTTCTAAAATCGTAGCTACTGACCGCATATTGTACTTACTCGAGCGTAACGAGCTCGTATTTCCGCCCGGTATTATTGCCGACGAGCTGCGAGCCTTTCAGCAGCAGGAGAACGGGGTTCGTCAGGCAGTAAATGGAGCGCACGACGATACTGTTATGGCGCTAGCCTTCGCTTGCTCTCTAATTCCAGAAACACCAGCAACAGCAAGCTTTTTCGATAACATTTAACTGGACAAACCATATGAGCTAAGCCGCTACCCAATTTTGGGTCGACTTATTTAGCCATATTTGTATCGCGTGCTCTCGGTAAGGCGACCACCAACTCTGTCGCCTAAACCAAATTCTCCAATCCAGTTCGCTCCCCTTAGCTCGGTTGCACCCAACGCAGCAGCACACGAGATTGGATCGTTCACTACGTCCTCCTCGACTTTTCGGGCGAACATGGTCCAACGTGTTTCCTGGGCAGCCGCAATAAGCACAAAGGGACCCCCAGCTACTGAGGATCCCTTGCTTGAAGCGTAATTTGGCTTGGCGTTTCGTCAGAAGGTACGATCCATCGATGTGATGGTCAACCATTTGCAGTCAGCTGACTACTTCAGATTAACCAGACTGTGTTGACTATGAAATGCTCACATACGTTACCAGATACAAATGTAAGTTACCAGACGCATTAATACGTTACCAGATACTCATATCAGTTACCATTCTCACTTGCATCTGGTAACTGATGCGCATGAGCTTTCGCCATAAACCGCTACGATTGAAACAGCTCCACCGAGCCTACACCTTCAATGGCTACCGAAACACCCGAAACTTACCGGAATGATGGTGCATTAGTTAATGCACTCACGGGGTTAGGTGTGGCGTCTAAAGATAAAACAACAGCCACAAAAGTCGCTTTTCACACTCTTCTAACCGAGGCTGAACTCGAGTCGCTATACACAAGTGGCATACCGCGTCGCTATGTCGACGCTATTTCTGACGAAATTGTGCGACATCGGACCACCGTATCTTTAGGTGAAGAGGCCCCAGAAAACACAGTCCCCGAGTTCGAGCAGTTCCTCCAACGCACCCAGTTCCACCAAGCGTTCTCCGAGGTGGTAAAACTACAACGTCTTTACGGCGGCGCTGGCTTAGTGCTGCTGATTGATGACGGCTCTCAGCCTGAAGAGCCTGTTGACGTTAAACGCATTCGTGCCTTACGCGGTTACATCCCGTTATCTCGGCACGAGCTTATTCCAGAAGATGTTTCTATTACTGATTACTCGCGTCCTTCGCACTACCGCATAACCACGAGTCAACGTTTAACGCCTGATCAAACCAGCGGATATGTCAACATCCGTATTCATCACACCCGCATAGCGCGTTTCGACGGTTTGTATCTGCCATGGAACCTGCGCTCACGCAACACAGGTTGGGGGCAGTCAGTACTGCAGCTTATTTGGGAGGCCTTCAAGCGCTACGAGACCGCAATGTCGGGCCTCGAGTCCATGACCAGCGACTCCGATGTCTTCGTTCATAAGATTCCTGGACTATTCAACCGCATTGCTGCGGGCAACGAGGCTGACCTACGCAAGCGACTAGAGGCAAATAACCTCAGCCGCAGTGTCTACGGCGGCATGGTGGTGGATGTCGAGGAAGACATCAACTTCATTAACCGCGCCCTGAGCAACATCGCTACGGCAACCGACCCCTTTATTAAAGATTTACAAGCTGCGACCGGATGGCCTGCTTCGATCTTGATGGGCGACTCCCCCGGGGGCTTAGGTAAAGAAGGTCGCTACGAGGAGCGCGTGTGGGCTTCCTTGGTGGAGCAGTGGCAGGAGTCTTACTGCCGCACTCCGCTGACAGAGCTGTTTACTTACATCTTTGCTTCGCGTGAGGGACCTACCCGAGGACGTATTCCTGAGTCCTGGTCTGTAAGTTTCCCGTCTGTCTTCACTAGGACAGATAAAGAGCAAGTTGAACTGATGCAGTTAAAAGCTGCTTCCGACATTCAGTATTTGCAATATGGAGTGCTCAATGCACTCGAGGTGCGTTCTTCACGCTTTGGTGGCACCGAGTATGCGATTGACACTACTCTCAACGAGGTCGTCACTGAGCAGTTAGAGGCAAGTGCCGAGGCACAGTTTCAAAGCCAGATGGCGGGCTACAACGCTCAACAGCAAGCAGCGCAGCCACCCGTAGCTCAGGAAGCCGAGAGTGCAGTTCCTTCTGGTGAGGGCGCAGTCGATTTTCAGTTTGATTCGGCTGAAGGCCTACGCATTACAGTCACACATCGCCACGGTGATGTTGTGGCTGGCCCCTTGGTTGGTCCTGATGGACAGCGCATTGATACGAGTGCTTCAGCACCGATTCTCATTATTGGCCCGCACCGCACCCGAACCAGAAAGTTGTACAAAGCACGCTTTTCCTTAGACGGAGAAGTTACTGACGGTCCTTACACAACGGGGTTCAATTCGCTGCGCAACGCCAAGGTTGCGGTCCAGCAGTTTTTTCCCGGTCAGAATGTAGCAGGACTTTCCGCAGTACCTGACTCCGAGGCTGATGTTTTCCGTGCTTACAACGAGGGGTATTGATCAATGACACAACCCAACATCACACCGCAAGGCTTTCGTACTGCGACTTATGTGGAAACCAAGGCTCGGATAGACGCTGCTCGA